TGCCTTCAACTTCTCCTCTGCAACCTCCTTGCTGCTCATACCCAAGACGGACATACGCACAGCAGTTTCGGAGAGAGCATTGCCAAGATTGGTCAGAGCCTTTTCGCTTGTTGTCGCCTTGACCGAGTAGTCCACCGGGTCAGCCCCAGATTCGACAGGCTGTCCGGCTCCGCTTCCACTACCCGTAATACCTGACAACAAACCAAACAGCCCTTCATCCTGCATAATTTGTTGCAAACGCTGTCCTTGTGCTTCTATGTTGTCTATTTCAGTCTGTACTGCCGCGCTATCGCCCTCAAGGGATTTGACCAAACGATCTGCCGCAGTTGCCGCAGCCGACTTACCGCTACCAGCAAACACAAAGTCATTTTTTACACCCGAAAAAGACTGAGTCCTCTGCATACTGACTTTTGTCTCTGATGCGGCATTTGACCGGGCTGAAGAAAGTTTCCGTGTGACTTCGTCTTGACGAATTAAAGCTTCGACTCGTTGCTGTTCTAGCTTATTGACCTCCGCCATAAACGCTTTTGCGCGTTCCATCTTCAGCATACTCTCAAACATTTGATCGTATGCTGTTTTAAGGTCGCTTATGGTTGTCTTTTCTGCGTCAAGTTCACTGAAGTAATCAGGTTGCAACTCGTTCAACTTGTCGAGAATGTCTTGCTTCTCTTCCAAAGTGCGATTCTCATTCTTGTACGCATCAATGAGAAGTCTGATTTTGGAACTGCCTTCGACCGCGCTTAAGCTGGCTGCTTTATTTGCTTCAGCAAGTCGCTCTGTCAAGCCGACCATCTTCTCGGATCTTCCAATCGCCGCATACAACGCCATACCTAATGCCGCTACACCAGCAATGAGAAGACCCCAAGGTCCGGTTAGGAATGTGATTGCGGCGGCTAACTTGGGGAAGACCAGAGTTAGTGTTGGAAGTATTTGAAGCAACTTCCCTGTCAGAAGCAATAGCGGTCCGGCAGCCGCAACAATTGCACCGAACGCAATAATTGCACCGTGTATGAATGGTGGTAGACTAGCAAAGCCATTAGCCAAGTAAGTCAATGCTCCTGCAACCAGGTTGACCATCGGGAGCAGGGCCTTACCCATTTGAATGCTCACATCTTCCAATGCAGACTTCAGCTTCCTCTGCATTGCAAAAGAAGTGTCATCCATAGTCTCTTGCATAATGGCAAGAGTGCCTGACGACAACCTCATCTGCTTCTCCAACTTGAAGAACTCTTCGCGGTTCTGCTGGAGTACAGGTATGGCGGTGGCCGCTCGAATTCCAAAGCGTTCAATAGCCTCGTTCATCGTCAAGTTGCTATTGATCAACTCGATGAAATTGTCGTGGACATTGCCGCCCTCCTGCGAGAGTTTGGCGAAAATCATACGCAGACGTGTACCCGCGATTGAACCCTTGACACCTGTATTGGCAAGGACACCCATAGCGGCACTCAACTCTTCCATTGAGACCCCGCTAATAGCCGCTTGCGATCCCGCATACTTCATAGTCTCGGCGAAAGACTCGAAGTCCAATGCGGACTTACTAATTGCTACGGCAACGACATCATTGACCTCGCCAACCTTGGATGCGTCTAATCCAAATGTCCGCAAGGCAGCACCAGAGACCTCGGCAGCTCTAGGCAATGCCGCACCTGTCACTTGCGCCAAAGACAAGGTGCTTTCTGTGACCTGAACAATCTCGTCGGCAGTAAATCCGAGTTTGGCAAACTCCTCTGACAACTGACCGACTTCACGGGCGGTGAAGATGGTCGATGCACCGAGACTTTCTGCGTTGCTCTGAAGTTTACCAAACTGCACCCCTGTAGCACCACTAATGGCCGACACACGCGCCATTTGGTACTCAAATTCAGTAGCTGTCTCAGTTATCCGTTGCCCAATTAACGCAAGTGGCAACGACAGATACAGGCTCATATCTTGGCCCGTCTGCGCAAGCTGACGACCCACGTTCTTCATCTTCTTCTCCGTCTCACCCAAAGCCCTTTCGAACTTGGTGCTATCCAGAGAGAGAATGACTGATAGCTTACTTACTTTCTCCGCCATTTTTCAGGTTGGTGAGCCTTGTGGCCCAATCGGCGGCAAGTTCTTTTGTGTCGTCCTCAATAGGGCGAACAAACTTTGCTTTCTTTTTTTCGGTATACGGAAAGAAGTCCGATGCCGTGTAAGGCTTCGGCTTACGTTTTGGGTCACGGTTTAGATTGGCGTGAAGAGCCATAAGGCTGGCAGTATGCCACCAAGCACGTTCATCCGACTCCCGGATCGACCGGGAATATTGTGTGAATTCAAAGAATGTAAGCGACCAAAACTGATTGGGCAACAAGCCGCAGGATAGACCCTGACGGTACAGGTCGTCCCAAGTAACAGGCTTGTCTTGACCGCTTACTTCTTTCCCTGCCCTTGGTCCTCTTCGTCCACCTCCTCCTCACCTTGGTAAACCTTGGTGATGTGTTCGATGTACTTAGGCAGCATTTCGGCATCGTCCAAAATCCGAGCCGTGAAGTACTCGTAGTCTGGTAGTTCGTCGAGCGGCTTCGAGTTGAAGTAGAAGTGGTTCTTGACACCCATATACAGGATGCCGGGAACAGCCGAAATGGGTCGGTGCTGGAGAAGAAGCTGAACTTGCTCAAGTGACAAATCCTCCTTCTCGGCAAGCATCCGGAAGGCGTTCATAGACAGATGGCATTCGAATTTCTTCTTGCCAACCGTGATTTGAAATTTACCGGACAGAGAGTTCATCTACGAGGGTTTCCCCGAAGATACACTAATTACAGTTCGGTGATGTCACGCATCAAGCCAATTCGGTGATGTCACCAATCAACTCAATTGATCCGCTGAAAGTAGCGAAGTCATCTACACTACTACTCAAGTCAAAACTTGTGATGTAGCCTTTCGCGTGATATGCGTTTGCATTGGTGTCCGTACTAGCCCAACAGGCCGTGATTTGACTCTTGGCAAGAAAACTATTGAAGATCTCGTTGAGAGCAATCGTGTCAGCAATCACCGTCCAATCAACAACACCCTCAAAACTCATACTTGCGGTTTGAGTTCCGACATTGAAAGCCCTTGTGGGAGCAAGAGATGGTGCGTCTGATACTGTAGCACCCGTGGCCTTCTTGTAGTTGACCTCAAAGGTGGCATTGTTGATGGAGACACCAGCAGAAGTGCTATAAGCAATTGGAACAAGTGCCGGACTTGCTCCTGATGTTTCAGCCGGATCATTACTTACGGTTCCTGCCGCCGTATCAATGTAGATGCAACAAGTATTTGAATTTACTCCAGCCATTGTCAGAATCCGATTGCAACGGGAAGACCGTCAATTTCAAATGAAGCCGAGAACGTAGCAAAGTCGTCCATTCCGGCAGAGATTTCGAAAGAAGTGCAGTAACCTACCGCACCAAAACCTTTTGTGCCATCACCCCAAGCCATTGAGATCTGGGTCTTGGTGTCACAATAATTGAACAAGATGTTTGTTCCTCCAGACACCAAAGACTCATCAACAATGCCTTCAACGCTCAAAGATCCGCTCGTAGTTCCAACCGCAAAGTCGCGAACTGTCGCACAACTACCACCTTGGATTGAAGTCGTCTCAAACGTAGCATTGCTCAAAGAGATACTACAACTAGTCACACCGTCAATTTCAGTACCTGAAAAAGAAGGAGTGCCGGAGCCGGAGGCTACATATAGTGAGACGCAATTGCCATTAAGTGCTGCCATAGCTTGTTCTTTGGGGCAAGATTAAATAGACATCAAAGGCAGAAGACAAACCAAGTTCGATTAAACACCCATAATGATGTTGAATGACATACCGACGATGTAGAAGTCGTGTATCTCGTGGGAATCAGTCATAATGTCCACGAGGCTACATTGACCAAAGTTGTAGGTTACTCCATCAACAGTAACTGACCCGTCATATTCGGAAAGGGACCGTTTGACCTCCTCGTGAATTTCCCAAGCCTGACTGATTTTCTCTGCGGTGATGTACACCAGCACATTGTAAATCTCCCCGTGTACCGCAAGGTTGTTCCTTTCGAATTGGGTCTCCTCCAGGTCAATCACAATGTATGGTCGCTCATTAGTCTGACGAGCCTTGCATAGGTGAATGGATGACGCGGGTATCAGGTCAGTAAGTGCGTTGTTTTGAATCAAACGTGCGCGAACAATATGAATCATTTCTTGCCCATTTTTTTGGTGAGGTTTTTGAAGATCGTGTTCATCTTCTCCTTGATGCGACCCGGTATGCCTCTGCGCGTAGCTTCCCAAGCTGGCTTGATGTAGGGCTTGGCTTTACTCCCGTGATTGATAGAGGGCAGTATGAGGCGTTTCTTATACCGCTGACTGTAGAACCTGAATGGTCCTTTACCAGCCTTTGGGGTCTTGCGCTTCTTCTTTGTGCCTAACTCGACCAAGTGTGCGTGGTAGGCGCGTTTCTTCTTTGTGCCTCGAATCGTTGGGCCTGTCCGCTTTCCGACTCTCGATCCGATTCCCGTAGCCTTCTGGTCAGTTGTCGTAATGCTGTTAGCCAGAACACCCCTACGCTTAATCTTCTTGGCGTTGGTAATCATCGCCTTCTTGGTCGGCATAAGGGCAAAGGCAAGAACCTTGCCCATCTCCTTCCTGCGTTTCTTTACGGAGAGTCCATATAGCTTCTTAAGGTCTCTTTCAAAATCCTGAAATTGAGACGCGTCAAAGAAGACATTAGGCGCGTACTTACTACTAATTTTGGGCATTAGGTGATAATGCGAGGAGTCCAATTGTCTCTTCGTAGCCCAAGAATTCGAGAATACTCTGAATTGCCAAACTCGTCTACCCTTGTCAACTCGTAGTAATTGTCATTGAATTCGACAATCCAAGTCTCCTTTATTTCGGGTCGGTACTTCTTAATGTAGAACTCGGTTCGCGCTTCAACGACCAGTTGCATACCGTGCTTCTCCTCACCGATTGTAGACCACTCGATGTCCCTGCGTTTGGCAAAACAGGTCAGACGAAGAACGTACCCCTCAACCTCGGTCTCGCCGAAATCATTGATGCTCGTTCTTGGCTCATACAAGAAGATCTTACGGCGGAAGGTACCAATGTTGAGCATTAGGTGAAGACTTGCTTCCTGTACCTGTCAAGCAGGAACTTACTGTTCATTGGGACTTCGAAGATGCGCTCCTTGCCAACGTCCTGACGATTCTCGTAGTAGTGACCGACAATCATCAATGCAGCTTGAAACACAAAGGCTGGGACAGTTTGTGTGTCAGTCTTCCACTCAAGGCGGAACTGATTCAACTCGCTTGCATAACCGAATCCATTCTTCATATGCACACGCATAGGAGTGGTGACATAATCAACTGCATAGTTGGACGCGTCTAAAGCAGTATACGATCCGTCAACAAGTTGGGAAAGTGTAGGGGGCTGATTTCCTGCCCCGCTGACCTTGGCTTCTGCCCCTCTCATATCTACGTTGACGACAGGATACGCATAGTCCCAATATGCGTAGTGCTGTACTGCCGCGCCGAATACGACTCCGCAGTAATCTTCGATGTAGGCAGTCACCGAAGTCAAGATGTCGCCGATGTAACCATCATCGTCATCGAAGTCCACACGAAGGTGCGCCTTGGCATCAGCCAGGACAGGCAATTGCCCGCTGGTCAGAGACCCCGTAGATGTCGGAGCGGCATATCGAACGTGTGGATGCTGATACATCTTGGTGTGGGTTTAGAAAGCCCCGGCCCTGACGGAGGGCATTTGCTTACCGTCAGGAGCCGGGGTTTCTCAATCAGCTATTACGCAACAACAACGTACTTGGCAGAAGCCGCGTGAGCCACATCGCAGTTCGCGTAGTAGTTCATAATCATACGCGTAGTTCCCTCAGCAGCAGCAGTATACGGGTCCACTACCAGATCCGCACCGCCCCAATAACAGCAGTACACATCGTTCATATTCACGAGGAAGAACGGCTGGGCATCAGCATCGTTCGTGATAGATGTGGTTGCCGTCACATTGTACACCTCATTGTAGGCATCGACATTTTCGTCGGTGAGCAACGCAGCCGTGATCTGACTGTGACCGAAAGCCTTGTAGCCCGCAATCGTGCCATCAGCTTGCAACGTGGGGATGCCGCCGTTGGTGACCGCCTGTTGGCTCCGTGCCACCGCCAATTGAGCGTGGCTTCCGAAGAATGCCGCGCTGTTGTTCAGGGCATCAGCGTCTCCCAAATCAGCAATGAGGTTGTTTGCAGACAGGAAGTCGATGCCGGGGATGATTGCGGCGGCAGTCGTGCCACGCTTCACCTTGTTTCCATCAGCAGCCCAAGTGGTGAACGCGTTCAAGTCCATAATACCTCCGGAGTGGCGGCGGAACTGTGCGGCAACAACGGCATCGAAAGTGCCGTTAGCCATAGCCAAGGTCTGATTCGACACATCGATCCGAGACGCGATGCGCTTGGCATCGATGGTCTTGGAACTAATTGGAGAACCTCCAGCGTTTGTTTCAACCTCTGTCTTATTGGCTGTGGCATCGACAGGGAGGCTTGGCAACTTCACAGATCCGGCAACTCCGGTGATGCGATTGCCACCCGCCTGTTCAATGACAGACTCCGGCACAAGACCTGGAATCACATTCTGCTGGGTAGTTCCAACAACACCCGATGCGGTGGACGTGGCGCGATAGGTCAACGCCATAGGAACGAAAATCTGTCCGCGAGGGGTGACTCCCGCAGCAGAGAACTCGGCACGAGCCTCTTGGTGCATCTCTGCCTCACGGCCTTCCAAGCGACCTCCGTTAACGAGTTGGTTGACGGCATCGCGCAGGGAATACTCCTTGGCGTGTTGCTCCATTTCGATTTCATCCGACTTCGAAGCTGCTCCTGCCAAGTTCCGGGCAAGGATCTTTTCAGTCTTCTCCGCAGACTCAATCTTGGAGTCC